GTTTTTGATGGTTAGAGATATGCCAACAGATGAAAAGAATCCTTTTCCAGCATATGAAGTTATAGAAAACTTACAACAGAGTTTATATAAATTTGCTGGTAAAGTAAAAATAGAGGTTGTACCTAACCTCCTAAACATAACGTATGGTAGAGATGTTGGATATAAAATTGAGCAAGAAGTTTTTGACGATGCTATACACGATATCAGTGCTACAAAAATACGTGAACAAATGAGAGAAGAAGGAAAACTATAATGGTAGAAGAATATATCAAGAATATTACACAATGGCATCACGACAGAAACTTAATTGATGGTGCAACAGACAAGGATCAATTAGCAAAACTTATTCAAGAAATGGGTGAACTAAGTGATAATATTTGTAAAGGTAATGATGTGGCAGATGATATTGGTGATATGATTGTAGTATTAATTAACATTGCTGAAAGAAACAATCTCAGTATTGAAGATTGTTTGAAACAAGCATATAACGATATCAAAGACAGAAAAGGCAGAATGGTCGACGGAGTCTTTGTAAAAGAAGGAGATTTATAATGTACGAATTTACAAGTGAAAGTGTCAGTAGTGGGCATCCTGATAAAGTAGCAGATGCAATATCAGATGCCGTAGCAACATATCTTATTGACGGAAAAATTAATCATAGAGCGGCTGTTGAAACTCTTGTAACAACCAATATGGTTACACTTGCAGGTGAGTACAAAAGTGATAAATTTGATAAAGATGTTATAGAACACATAGTTAGAAATGTTGTTAAAGACATAGGCTATGAGCAAGATGGATTTCATTGGGCAAAATTAAATGTATATAACGAACTACACGGACAATCGCCTGACATTGCATTAGGCACAGATGATTTTGGTGCAGGTGACCAAGGACTTATGTTTGGATATGCGTGTGATGAAACTCCTAACTATATGCCAAGTGCAATTTATTACAGTCACGAAATACTAAAGGCATTAGAAAATGCTAGACGCAATGGAGCAGATTGGTTAGGCCCTGACAGTAAAGCACAGGTTACATTTAACTACGACGGCGTGGGTGTACCAATTGATATTAAGACGGTGGTATGTAGTACTCAACATAGTGCCGAAGTTAGCATAGAAGACGTTAGAGAACGTGTAATGGACATTATACTGCCAGTTGTTAAAGATAAAGTTCATTTATTAAAAACTGTATGGCATATTAATCCAACAGGTAGATTTGTTATTGGTGGACCAGATGGTGATACAGGACTAACAGGCAGAAAGATTATTGTAGATACCTATGGTGGTTATTCTCCTCACGGAGGCGGAGCATTCAGTGGTAAAGACTGTACCAAAGTTGATAGAAGTGCGGCTTATATGGCTAGATACCTGGCTAAAAACATTGTAGCAAGTGGTAAGGCACAAAATGCCACAGTACAATTAAGTTATGCTATTGGTGTAAAAGAACCAACAAGTATATATGTTTATGCAGATGGCGAAGTGAGAAAAGAGTTTGCAGATTACTTTTTAAACAATATAGATTTAACACCAAAAGGTATAATTGAAAGATTTGATTTATTTAATTTAGATTTAACTACTACAACAAACTATGGACACTTTGGTAAAGAAGATATGCCGTGGGAACAAGTAGATTTATTTAATGACTGAAATTAAAAAATATATTAGAACAGTACCAGATTTTCCTATTCCTGGCATACAATTTAGAGATGTGACAGGCATCACAGAAGACGGCATTGCATTATCAAATTGTATTGTAGAACTATCTACCCATATTGCAAACTTCGATGCAACTTGTATTGTGGGGATTGAAAGCAGAGGATTTGTATTTGGTACTCCCCTTGCAACTAAGTTCTTTTTGCCTTTTGTGTTAGCAAGAAAGCCTGGCAAATTACCAAATGAAACATTCAGTAAAGAATACAAATTAGAATATGGTGAAGCAGAATTACATATTCAAAAATTATCTCCTGTTGAAGGTAAGGTAGTTATAGTAGATGACTTAATTGCTACAGGCGGAACAGCATTAGCCTGTGCTGATTTAGTACACGAAAATTTTAATATACCAAAAGAAAATATTTTAATACTTGCAGTAATAGACTTGCCCGATTTGGGAGGAAGTGCTATAATAAGAGAAGCAGGTTACAATGTTATAGCATTGACGGAGTTCGAAGGTGAGTAGATTCCTAAAATGTGCTGAGTGTGATAAACTTTTAAATGTAATGGATATAAAGTATCATACTCCGGATCAAATGAATGTATTTTGTGATGCATATTGTAGCAATGCTTGGTATAGTAAAACATTTGAAAAATTAGATGCAGACAAGGACCAAACAAATGGCAGTACCTAAGATAGCCGATGTAATGTTAGCATTGGACAAAAGAGATATGAATTATTATTCTCGACTGTCAGATGAACAAAAGAAAGGAATAAACTTTTGGATGATGCAACGATATGCTTCTTCGGTACAAGATAAAGTTTATGACTCCCATTATCTCACAATGGTAAATGATTGTGTTAATCATAATTGGAGTGCGGCAGGTTCAAGCAGACATCCAGAGTTGGTTTGGAAATGTTTATGCCTTGCAGGCTCAGGAAGAAAGATGTGGCACCCTTATGTAAAGGCTCCTACATCTAAAAGAAAGAAAAATAAAATTATGGAAGAGTTCGGTAAACTGTTTCCAAATACTAAAACAGATGAATTAGAACTGTTTATTGGTTTATCAACTAAGCAAGAACTTACAGACTTCTTAGTTGGTTATGGATATGAAGATAAAGAAATAAAAGAAATATTAAAATGAAATGCAAGTATTGTGATAAAAGTTTTGCTAGTGAAAGGACACTTGCAGTTCATATGTGTCCTAAGAAGCAAAGGTTTACTGAAAAAGATTTAACTCACGTCAGATTAGGTCTTAGAGCATTTCAAATGTTTTATGAATTATCAACTAATGCTACCAAAATAAAAACATTTGAAGAATTTGCAAATAGCCAATACTATACAGCATTTGTAAAGTATGGAAGAAAACTTGCAAAAGAAGATTTATTACACCCAGAAAAGTACACAGAGTGGTGCATTAAAAATAGTGTAAAACTAAAATTGTGGACATCAGACTCAACATACAACAGATACTTAAATCAGTATGTTAAAAAAGAACCGGCTCTTAAGGCAATTGAACGCACAATATTAACAATGACTGAATGGGCAAAGGAACACAACACAGACTTACAAAATTATTTTAAAGATGTAACAACACCACTTGCAGTTTTTCATATTAAAGCAGGAAAAATATCTCCTTGGTTAATGTTTTTAACTGAAAGCGGACAAAGTCTTTGGACTAAATTTAACAAAGAACAAATTGAAATGATAAAAGAAATTGCTGATCCAGTGTTTTGGAGAGACTTATTCAGAAAGAATCCAGAAGAAGTTGAAGCAGTACAGGAAATAAGTGAAAAGGCAAACATATGAAATTAGATTTTGATGTAGATATCGATTTGGCTAATAGAGATTTGCTATTAGATAAATTACCTAGATATGTTAATGCCAGCCAAGAAAAAGACGGAGACTTGACCAAACATAATTCTGGTGTGTATTTACAGAACATACCAAAGTATCCAATACAGAACATTTCGACTATACCTTATGACGAAGCAGAAGAACGAGGTTACTTTAAAATAGACTTACTTAACAACAGTATATATAATGGTATTGAGAATGAAAAACATTTAGATAAACTATTAGAAACAGAAGTCAATTGGAGTTTATTTGAATATAAAGAAATTGTTGAGCAACTAGCACATATCGGCAATCATTTTGATATCATAGAGCAACACCCTCCAAGAAGTATAGAGCAACTGGCAATGATACTTGCAATGATTAGACCTGGTAAAAGGCATTTGGTGGGTCATACTTGGGAAGTTATTGAAAAAGAAGTATGGGAAAAGACTGAAGACTACTTCTTTAAAAGAAGCCACGCATTAAGTTATGCGGTTAGTATTGTGGTGCAACTGAATAAAATTATTGAGAGTCTTTAGAAGAAACGTTCTTTACTAAAGTAATTGTACGTCTTTTAATACGTTTTTTGACCAAGTTATTAATTTCAGTTACTGGGCCAAACTTTACTTCTATGTGTTTGTTTTCGAAAGTTCGAATAGCATATCTAAAAGGAATAAGTTCTTGAAACAAGAACACGTCAATTGGTATTTGTCTGTTACTTTCCCACCACCAATTCTCACCAAGTTCTACAAATCTCTTTGTATTCTCAGGAATGGATATTAAATCCATATCAAACATACTTAAAAAAGTTTTATCTCGATTGGTTACTATACCTAGGTAATCTTTCCCACCATAGTTGATACAGGTGAGAAAAGGATAGTTCTCTTCAATCTCTTGTTGATTAAATGTTTGTTTGCTATCAGGCATTGTTTTTATTTATGCTTTTTAAATAAATAGTACTACAGGAATAGAATATGTCAAATTATACTTTATACAAATATAACAACTCTGCGATAAATATAGTTATAGGAGATACTTTCTCTTACTTGGAAAACTCATCGATGAATAGAACAGAAATTATAGCATATCAAGGAATAGACAACGATTACTTCTTTGATGTTAGGAATAAAGATAGAAAATTACAAAACGTTAGTAATAGCGAATTTCAGGCTGAGTTAATTAGTTTTGAAAATAATGAAAGAGTTTTAACAAAGTTTTTAACATCAGAACTAGATAAAGGTAGTGCAAAACTAACCTTAACAGAAGATGATTTAAATGATTTGGCGGTTGGTAATTATAAACTTATTATTTCACAACTTGCTTCAAATGGTTCAAAAACACCAATCTATGCTGATAAAAATAACAAGTTAGGTATTACTGTGATAGTTAAAGACGATGCCCTCAAGGTACCAGCGGCTACCCAAACAGCAAATACTTGGTTGCAAGTTAGTAATATTAATGATGGTGATAGTGCTAATATTTTTCAAAGTGGTAATTTAGATGGCAACTCACGTAAAAACTTTAGAGGTGCTAGACACACACTTGCAGTATATTGTACTAACTTTTCAGGCAACATTTATGTGCAAGGCAATAATGATTTAGTAGCATCTTCGAGCGATGCTATGTGGTTTGGTATTGATCCTCTGGGTACACAAATATTTAGAATACCGTTAACGAATGCGACAGGCCCCTTGCCGTACAACTTTACAGGCAACTTCAACAGTATTAGATTCCAATACAGTCCAAACAGTTCTAATACAGGCACAGTAGAAAAAGTTTTACTAAGAAACTAATACTTGACAAATCCTTTTACTTCTAGTATAATTAAAGTATGGAATTATCTGACTTGGTTACATCGGTACACAATCTAGTATTGGATTATATGCCGGCTAAAACTAAACGTACACCTAGTGGGTGGAATACGTTTGATTGCCCTATGTGTAATGATACAAGAGGTAGAGCAGGAGTTATTACTAGTGGTGCTAAAATATCATATAACTGTTTTAATTGCGGCTATACTACTGGATGGGCACCTAGTCCGCGAATAGGTAAAAAATTTAGAGATCTTTCTAATAGACTAGGAACTACAGATAAAGTTGTCAAAGAAGTTGTATTAAATTTAATGAGACACAAAGATGTGTTTGACGACATAGAAGATAGTTTTGAAGTAAAGTTTGAGAAGTTTAAAAAAGTTGAGATGCCAGAGCATTGGAAAGAACTAGATGAAACTAGTCCTCCAGAAGCAACAGCAGTATATGAATATGCTGTAAACAGGCAAATAAACAAACACAAATTATATTACAGCAACCAATTGCAGTTTAGAAACAGAGTGATTGTGCCATTTGTGTATAATCAAGAGTTAGTCGGATACACAGCAAGACACATAAATCCTCCTAACAAAGAAACACCAAAGTATTTGATGAACAGTCAACCTGGATATGTGTTTGGTTTAGATAATCATATATTCACCGATACAAAAACTATTATACTGATGGAAGGCGTATTTGATGCAATGCTGATAAATGGTATAAGTTGCTTGGGTAATACTATCAACGAGCAACAGATAAACCAAATAAACTCTTTAAAGAAAAGAGTAATACTTTGCCCAGACAGAGATGCTCCAGGTAAAGAATTAATTAGAGCAGTTGCAGATGTGGGGTGGGAAGTAAGTTTCCCGCCTTGGCATAATGATTGCAAAGATGTAGGCGATGCTGTACTCAAATATGGCAAACTTTTGACATTAGATAGTATAATTAAACATAGTATATCTAATAAAATTAAAATAGAAGTGCAGAGTAAAATGTTATGAAGAATATGAATTACAACGAAGAAGTGCAAGAACTGTTTTTACGTTTTATGGTATCGGATAACGATATTATTGCAAGAGTAAACAGTATTGTGCAACCATATATGTTCGATAGGCAATTTAGAAATGCTGTTACATTTATAAAAGAACACGTTCAAGAATATAACAGTATGCCTACTATTGAGCAAATAGAAGCATCTGCAAACATCAAATTAGAAAAGGTTGAAGATTTCAATTCTAGACACGTGGAATGGTTTATGGATGAATTTGAAACATTCTGTAGACATAAGGCATTGGAAAAAGCAATACTTGACAGTACTGATTTATTAGAAAGCAAAGACTATGGCACAGTCGAAACAAAGATTAAAGAAGCAAGTCAAATAGGTTTAGTAAAAGACTTAGGGTTAGATTACTATGCCAATCCTAAAGAACGTTTAGAATGGATTAAAAACCAAGCAGGTGCAATTAGTACAGGCTGGCAGGCAATGGACAGGAAACTGTATGGAGGATTGAATAGAGGCGAACTCACATTCTTTGCAGGCGGCTCTGGTGCAGGTAAAAGTTTATTCTTACAAAACTTAGCACTCAATTGGAGTCAAAGTGGATTAAACACAGTTTTAATTAGTTTAGAGTTGAGTGAGCAACTATGTAGTATGAGACTTGACAGTATGATTAGCGGATACGGTACTAGTGAAGTTATGAAAAACATCGATGATGTTGATTTAAAAGTGAGAACAAAAGGCAAAGGCGCAGGTAAACTTAGAGTTAAGCAGTTGACTAATGGTATTACAGCAAACGACATACAAGCATTTTTAAGAGAGTACGAGATTCAAAGCGGTGTGCAGGTGGATGCAGTTATTATTGATTACTTGGATCTAATGATGCCAGTTAGTAGTAGAGTAAATCCAGGAGACTTGTTTATCAAAGACAAGTATGTATCTGAAGAGTTGCGTAATTTAGCAGTTGAATGGAATGTGCTAATGGTAACAGCATCGCAGTTAAACAGAGGTGCAGTAGAAGAAATAGAATTTGACCACCATCATATTGCAGGTGGTATTAGTAAAATACAAACAGCAGATAATGTAATTGGTATTTTTACAAGCAATGCTATGAGAGAACGTGGCAGATATCAA